CCTGAAAAAAGTTACGGATTATTTCAAATCAATACCGAAGCTCATCCTGGGTATACTAAAGAACAGTTGTTAGACCCGGAAAAAAATATTGATGCTATGTTGAAAATTATGAAAACTGATTATGCAGAAGATGATAAAATTTTTAGAACAATAAATGATGTAGAAAAAGCAACACGATATTTCGGTCTTAGAATGTCAAGACCATTCGATAGATCGGAAGGTGCAATGCAAAAAAGAGTTGCTAACCTGCAAAGAATACCTGGGCTTATGTTGGATCAGAAAAGTCAGGACCTAGCTGCAACAACTAGAGGCTTCAGTGCTCCTTCTTCAGCACCTGCTATTCCAGTTCCTCCTTCACCACCCAATCAACAAGCAGCCGCACCGAAGACTTCAACACCACAAGTTGCAAATCCAGATACAATAGAACTTTTCTTTAATCTGGCTTTTGCTGGCACTACAAGATAGAAAAAACCCCGCTTTCGCGGGGTTTTTGTTTTAGTTTGATTCTGCTAGAGATTTGAAATAATCTAGATCATCTTCTTCAGCAGTTACGGGTGCTTTAGTTGGTGCTGGCATAAGCGACTTTGGTGCTTCAGTCACACGCGCCTGCGCGGGAGCAGGAGCATCTTCAGTATCACCTTCAAAACCCAGAACTTTATCCAAACGACCTTTCAGCAATTCATAACTCTTGAAATTCTTACGGTCAAGAAATTCTTTGAGTGAATGTTCTTGAGCATAAAGTTTTTCAAGTTTAGCATCATCACCATCAAAAAGTGCAGACGGATCCGAGAATTCTGATTTATCATAATTGCGATAACCTTCGACATTACGAATCTTCAGTTTGAAGTTAGCGCCTTCCCAGAAGTCAAACGGATTCAAGGGCTTTTCATCCGCGAATTCTGGATTCATTGCTTCAGTAATCTTGTCGAAAATTTTCTTACCGAACTTAAACAAACGAACCGTTCCTTCATTTTCAGGATTTGAAGGATCGGATACAACATAAATGTTAGCAACATATGAAAGCTTACGCTTTTGTTTCCTAACAATCTCTTTGTTCGATTCGACACCTGAATTCCAAAGAGTGCTATTGTGTTCGCACACAGGGCACTTCTCATTCAAAGTTGTCAAACAGTTGTCAATCAGCCAACCACCTGGTCCCTGAAAGCCATGATTGAAGATTCGTACCCAAGGAAGACCATCCTCACCATCAACAGAGGGTGCGGGAAGAAAACGAATAACTGCCATTCCGTTTCCAGATTTGTCTACATTAGGTTGCCAGAATCGAGTATCGTCTTTTGAGCCAGCTTCAGCAGCTTGATTGGTGCTCTCGATTGCTTTAGTCAGTTTATCGAGGCTAGAACGATTGCGTTTGAGATTTGCAAATGACATGATATTTCCTTTCGTATAACGGTGTATAAACGGTGTATTTAAATTGTCCACATAAACATAATATACTATTATTTAGCAACATGCAAGATGTGGTTTAGTTTTTTTACGGTATCTTTTACATCTACATGAAGAATTCCGTAACCACCTGCTTTATTGAAAGACTCAATAACATCAGGTGTATCGTCGATCAAAATACTTTTTGAGTTTGCATATTTTGCTTTGAGTGAACGACCTGGTACGATGTTCACCTTCACACGAATATCTTTACTCTGCAACCAAAATTTCTTTTGATCTTCAACAACAGGATGATACTTTTTGCCTCCAGAAGAAGACAAGATTTCAATATCAATCCCTGTATCTTTTACAACTTGTAAAAGTGTTTGACCTCCAGGATTCCAATCCAATGTTTTGAATTGCTCAGTCTCAACAAATTTAGTCCAGTTGTCCGACCATTCTTTGTTAGCGCGAGAAAGTGTTGGAGATTCTCCAAAAAGTTTAGTGTACCTTGCTTCAAAATCGCAAAGAACACCATCCATATCAAGATAAATTTTTGTGATCATTTAAATGCCTCTAGAGCGATTTTCCTACATTTTTCTTTATCGAAACTTACAAATGGAGTATATCTCATCCACCTAGAAAAAGCAATAGGCCAGACGATGGTATCCTTGATTTTTTCCTTCCACTTAGGTAAGAAATTCATCAATGAATTCAATATGATAACAGTCTCATCACAGACAGTTCCCTGTCTACTGAGTACGAAAAGTTTCGGATAGTCACTGCAAACCTTTAACAAATCGTTAACTTTGCCGTGATTTGAGAGTTCATGGCAATCATTTTTGAAAACATAGGACAATGATTGAATTCGTTTCATTCGATTGTAGTGCGTTTCATTCGCTTCATCTGTCAGTAGATTGCCAGCCCAAGAATCGGGATCATTCAAAAGATTAGAAATAACAAATTCTTTATATTCGTCTGTATCATACTTTCTGGACAACTTATAAAAATAATACTTGTCTTTTCTTTTCTCGAATGTCTCGATTGTGATGTTGCATTTACCATTGTACTTGAAATAATCATAATTCGTTGTGAAATGTAATTTCAAGACATGGTAAATGCTGAACGCTTCATAGCCTGTCATATTGGTAAACGTCTAGTTTTCGGAAGTAAATTCAATGCTTGTGCATCAATTTCGATTTTAGCCTTCAAATCTTTATTGACAAGGGTTGATGCAACTTCTACTTCCATTCCTGTTCGATTACAATATTCTATGATTGCTTCCATATAGTTGTAATCAGTTCCAGAAACAATATTTTCTATTTCTTCATAGAACTTGTGCATCTCTTCTTTTGTAGGCATATTACTTTACAATCGTTTCATAGAGTTGTTCAAATTGTTCGTGTGTTGCAACTTCTTCATCATAGTTCTGTTTATGATACACTTTAACCAAACGATTTACAAGTCGTTTTGGAAGTTTCAAATCTTCACATACAGTCTTTACCGCTTCTTTGATAAGATCCTTCTCTGCTTCGATTCTTGTCATTGAATTAGAACATTCGCGAATTGCATCGAGAAGTTTCTTGCGATCCGCCTCAGCAGAAATTTGATTGATACTAAATTGTTTCACTGCCATAATATATCTCCTTAAAAGAAACCGATTTTACCACCGACTTTGTGGTTAGTTTTTAACTCATTCTTAGATTTGTCACCAAAAATTTCAGCGAGAGTCCAAGAATCTTTCTTTTCATTCAAACTAAAACCTTGTTTTTCAGCCAAAGCCTTAGCTTGGTTGTCATCCAACTTTTCGAATTTCAGAATATCAAAACAACGACCTGGTCGAATCAGTGCTTCATCAACATCACGAACGGAAGGAAGATTTGTTGAAAAAATCAACTTCTTTCCCTTTGTTGTGACTAGACCATCACCAACATTCAGAAATCGATGCATCATTGTATTACCTTCACTTCTTGCTTTCAAAAAATTATCCGAATCTTCAAGAACAAGTAGATTTACATTCTGCTCAATGAAGTTTGCGAATACGAAATCTTTCTCCAGAATCGAAGCATCATATGTCACCATTGCTGATGATCCAGTATGTGAGAGAAGACCTCGAATGAAAGTTGTCTTGCCTGTTCCTGGAGGTCCAATCAAAAGAAGAACATTTGAGTTGGACTTCATGAAAGAATCATAGTAATCTGCTAGAGGTGTACCTAGAAAAGGATACATCTCATCACAAGGAAGCAAATTAGTGTTTAGAGGAACATTAACGCTATCACCATTCTGAGAATAAATCCATTCAATATATGATGTCACTTCCTCAAATTCGTTTAGAAGAACGTCAGTCTCTTCTTGAACAAATTTTTCATCGCCATAAATTTTCACTTCAATAGAATTCGATGATGCATCATATCGAATGAAGTTCAAATTGTCCAACAGAATAATACCTGAAGTATCATTCATCTGAAGAATTTTACAATCGATGTATGCTTGCATCATATATTCGTTCCAGACTTTGCGATTACCATGCAACTTCAATTCTTCATTGATGGTAGACAAATCGGAGTCATAACGCTCCTTCATCATCTTACTAAAAACATAATCAGAAAAGTCTGATGCACCAACAAAAATACTATTATCTTCCATATTATTCCTCAAAATGGGAGCCGGAAAGTCATAAGAATCCCAAACAAATCTTTTCAATACTCTTTTTTTTCTGCGACCCGACAATTTCCACCTTCTAGGTCTAACAGTTGGTTTAGAAATTGTTCCTGCTCTGAGTTCGGCTAAAATTTGCTCAAATGGGCTCATTTAAATAGAATCAAAGCAAGAAAAACTGAATTAACAATAAAACCTGCACCAATTGTAAGAACATTTATTGTGTCTTTCAAAATAGCAGCACGAATAAATCCCATGACTAAAGCTCCCCACATAAACAAAACAAGATCGATAGGAGGAGTTTTGTCTGTTATGCCAGCCATTATAGCAAGAAATGTTGGAATAAGCGAGGCATGAAGTAGAACAATACCGAGCCAACCAATCGATTCTGCTGTACTAGGCTTCAGCTTATGTTCAAAAAAATGTTTGATTCCTTCTCGAAAGATCAAAAGTCTTTCTTGCCAATCAGCCTTTGTAGAAGATGTGTTTTCCAATTTTGGCAACTCTTTGTCTTTTCCATCCTGGGTTGATGTAGTCTGCATGATAGTATAATGTGTCCTCTTTGATAATGTCAAGTTTGAATCCTTCGAGAAGTACCTTTTTAGCCACAGCCTCGGATTCTTTATAGGTTGCTGCATGGATGGGCCTCACTTTCGCTTTTGAATCACAGTACCAACTAAACTGACAGATTAAATTATTATACACTAAATTTCGTTCATATACAACTGCACAAATATCTTTTGGAAATTTACCTGATTTAGTTCTATTGATGGTTACTTGAGCAACAGCTACTTTGCCTTCAAAAGGTTCTGTTCCTGCTTCATAATATATGTTTTTCGTTAGACAGTCAAGTTCTTTTTCGCGTTGAGCCATTGTGACATATGGCGGATGTTTACTTTCTTTAACCTCTTCAAATTTTTGATCGACTAGTATATGAAAGTGTTGCACGAAAAAGTATCCAAGAATGCCTATGAAAACAAGTTTCATAAAATGCATCAATGATCTCCTTTGAATGGTGGGTTATTCTGTTACGAGGAAACCCACCGAAACCCTAGGCTGTGTTTAGGCAGCCAATGCGAAACGTTCTTCGTTTGCGTTTACTTCGATTTACTTTTAGCGACTCTCTGTGTCGAACCGTCCATCTTCCTACTTATTGCCCCGTCGAAACCAGGTCAGGCCCATCAGAAGCACACAAAGACCTTTTGGCTACTGCCGATACCAGTCGATATGCACTTCTGGTGGACCTGGGCGGAATCGAACCGCCGTCCGAGACACTTTTCAGTCAACTTCATACGATCATGTGGTATTATATAGCAATAAAGATTTAAGGTGAGGCAATCTTTACTCTACAAAATATTTTTTACTATGCAATAAAGGTAAAGTAGAAAATTCGAATCTTTTTTGTTGATTAAAATTGTAAGAAGTTGTCTTAATCAAACTAGAAAAATTTTGTATATATTTTAAAGCACCATTATTCCATATTTTAACATACTTGTCATCCAACTTATCGACCCACCAACAATCAATATTTTTTTTACCATTAAGACGTAGTTTGGGGGTTACTATATTTGGAGACCAATGTGGATATATTGTTTTGTGATATAGATCATATCTCAAATTTTTTCTCAAATGTAATTTAGATTCACAGGTAAAAGAATTTCTGAATTCTGTATTATCTAACTTATTTGAATTTTCGAAGAGTGACACATCATTTTGTTTCTCATATTTTTCCACTGTTTTTTTGAGAAGGTGAATTTGCTTTATGATTAATTCGGGGAACTTTGGAGTTTGATAAAAAAATTCTATTATATTCGTTGGATTTAACTCGATACAATTATGCATACTTGTTGTTATGTCGCATGCCATAATATCATTGAATACTGTATAATATTTTTTATCGTTTAATTTAAGCAAAGGTTTATCGACACCCATAACCACACCCACTTTTTTGCCGGATGATATCATATCGAATATATGAGGAATATATTTAACCCATATTCCTCTCATCATCCAGAATGATGGAAATGTACCAGATGAAAACAATAACTCATAATAGTCTTTAGAATATAAATCATCCCATATTTTTTTAGTAATTTCTATTTCATCTACAATCGTTACCTTAGTTTCCATGTTTTCTTTTAAAAGTCTTTCTAAAATAGGTTTAACATTATAGACGTAATCGGCGTTATGGATTGTTCCTTGCACAACAGATGTAGAATTGTAAGTGTTGAAATTTATGATTTCATCTAACTTTATTTGATTTCTCAAAAAAGTTTGTAAAATATTTGTGCTATCTGGTCCTCC